GCTGATCATGTTCCAGATATTCTTACTGGATGGTATTCAGAGTTTTTTGATGTGCCTTATCTTGTCAATCGTATTGCAAGAATCTTTGGTGAGGATATGGTGAAGTCTCTGTCACCATGGAAACTTGTTCGTGAAAACAACGTATATATCGCCGGAGTTCAACATGTTGGTTTCAACATAGTTGGTGTTACGCAATTAGACTATATTGATTTATTCAAAAAATTTACAATTAATACATTAGGACAACAAGAATCTTATAAACTAGATCATATCGCTAATGTAGTTTTAGGTGAGAAGAAATTAGACTATAGTGAGTATGGTTCTTTGCATATGCTATATAAGCATGACTATCAAAAGTTCGTAGAGTATAATGTAAAAGACGTTGAGTTGGTTGATAAGATTGAAGATAAGTTAGGACTGATTGACTTAGTACTTACCATGGCTTATCGCGCTAAATGTTCTTTAGGAGAAACTCTTGGTACTGTTGGTATATGGGATGCTATACTGTATAACGAGTTCAAATCTAGAAAAATTGTAGTTCCACCTAAGACCGATTCACGGTATGATACAATTGAAGGTGGTTACGTTAAAAATCCGCAGGTAGGTCTTCATAATTGGGTAGTTTCTTTTGATTTGAATTCACTTTATCCACATCTCATTATGCAATACAATATGAGTCCAGAGACTGTAGTAAATGATATTGTATCTGGAGTAAACGTTGATAAACTACTAGAGATGCCTGATTTAGATATACCAAATGGAATGTGTCTTACTGCTACAGGTCAGTTGTTTCGTAATGACATAGAAGGTATCATCCCACAGGTTATTCAATCATATTACAATGAAAGAGTTGTTATCAAACAAAATATGATAGACGCAAAACAGAGATATGAGAAGGAAAAATCTAAAAGTATTGAACGAGAGATATCCATTCTCGACAACAACCAGATGGCTATCAAGATTGCAATGAACTCTTTCTATGGAGCGTTAGCAAATAAATATTTCAGATATTTTGATCAACGTGTTGCAGAGGCAATAACTGTATCAGGTCAGTTTACTATTAGATGGGCTGAGAAGATTCTTAATGAATATCTAAACAATATACTGAAGACTAACGAAGACTATGTTATTGCGATTGATACCGATTCTGTGTATCTCAACATGAGTCCATTGGTACAGAAGATACTACCAAATGAGACAAACAAGACAAAGATCGTAGACTTTCTAAACAAAGCATCAGGAGAAATTGAGAAACATCTAGATAAAGGGTATCAACAACTTGCTGACTATATGAAAGCACCACAACAGAAGATGGTGATGAAACGTGAAATCATCGCCGATAAAGCCATCTGGACAGCGAAGAAACGATACATTGCACATGTTTGGGACAGTGAAGGTGTGAGATTTGCTGAACCAAAGTTGAAAGTGACTGGTATTGAAGCCGTTCGTTCTTCTACTCCGCAGATAGTCAAAGAATTGATTATGGATACACTGAAGAAGGTGGTAACTCAAAGTGAAGATGAAGTTCAGAAATGGATTGAAGAGTTACGAGAAAAGTGGATGGATCTAACACCAGAAGAAATCGCCTTCCCTCGTGGTGTATCAGATGTTCGAAAGTTTGAAGATAGCTCAAGTCTATATAAATCCGGTACGCCAATACATGTTCGTGCTGCACTATTATACAATGACCAATTGAAGAAACATAAGTTAACTAGTAAGTATGAGCAGATCCAATCTGGTAACAAGATGAAGTTTCTATATATGAAAATGCCAAATCCCATTATGGAAAATGTTATGGGATTTGTAACCGTCCTGCCAAAAGAGTTTGAGTTGGCACAATATATTGACTATGATACTCAGCTTGAGAAAACTTTTCTAGATCCAGTCAAAATTATTCTTGATGCTATGGGTTGGAATGCTGAGAAACAAAACAACTTGGAGGACTTCTTTCATGAGTAAGAATATTTGGGACGATATGGATATGACCGGATGGACTTCTGGTCTTACAGCCGTTGATGAGGACACATATCGTAAGAAGGTCATTGAAGAAGAAGACTTGGTCAGAGCAGATAAACCCGCTCTTGCTGCTAAAGATGATTTGGCATCGCTTGAACAACGACTTGAAAGAAAGTTAGATAGTTTAAGAAATATGGAAAAAAAAGTTGACACATTACTTAGTTTGATATATGATAATGATACCATCGTAGAAGAACGAAAGCAACTAGCAGACAGTGTTGCCAATCAGAAAGTGAATGAGATGGCAAAGATTGTTATGCCGCTGCTTTCAAGTTTGTATAGGACACAAAACCAGGAGTATATCCATTGGCCTGGTCGTGGTCCTATCATTGAAAAACAAATGGAAAAAGTTGAGAAGATCTTGTCAGGAGAGTTTTTTAACGAGAAATAGATTTACAACTATCACCGTGCCATCTAACAACGCTGTGTTTAATACTTTCTTTTCTTTAACCATTATACTATCTTAACCAAGTTATCTCTAAAAATATGCCAGGCTTCTTCCCAACTCCAGTTTGTGCTGTTATTATAAACTGCGTTGCGATCCAGTGTAAGTGCTTGTTTTGTTGCTGTTACTAAATCTTCATCCATGTATCCAGTAACACCTTGTTCAATAACATCAACAGGTCCTTGTGTAGGATATGCCGCAACAGGTGTACCACACGCCATTGCTTCAATCATTACAATACCAAATGTATCCCAGCGACTTGGGAATACAAATACATCTGCTTCTTGATAATGGCGGACAAGTCCTGCTCCTCGCTTGGCTCCTACGAACTGAACATCAGGATATTTTTTCTTGTGTGTTTCAAGCATAGTACCATCACCTACCTGTACCTTTACACACTCTCCAAAGTCCATCTCATAAAACTCTTCTAGGTTCTTTTCTTCGCTTACACGGCTTACACATAACAGCACAGGCACCTTACGCTCTGAACGATATTGTAGGGGGAAGAACTGATCTCTATCAACGCCTCGTGTCCAAGGTACAACATTATCGCCAAATCCTTTGCTTCGTAGTTGTTTTACCATGCTTGGCGTAGTTGTTAATACCTTGTTTGACTTTGCGTGGAACCAGCGTATTAATGGCCAAGTAATAAACTCTGGTATGTGTAGCATTTTCTTTAGAGCTTCAGGAAATTTAGTATGGTAAGCAGTATTGTACCTAAGACCAGATACTGCAAGATGCCTTCTAGCAAACACACCGATAGGACCTTCCGTGGCGATGTGGATATAATCTGGACGTATCTTCTGAATCTCTTGTCCCATATCTCTCGGAATGGCAACTTTGACTTCGTTATAGAAAGGGAGATCAATGTAGCGGTACCGGCCGGGATGGATATAATCAATAGTATAACCATCGCGTAACGCATACGGTTCAATGTTTTTGTAGGTAGTGACAACTCCATTTATCTGCTCCGGTATGTTATCTGTTATAATGAGGATTTTTTTTGACATTTTGTCTCCAACTTAAACTGTTTGAACTTTATCCAATACGTACAGGAACATCGTCAGGATTGTTCACGTGCATCGCTGTTATCAATAAGATCTATTCCATCTTTGCCCTCCCAATAGATAATCTCCCAGCGACCGTCTTCGTGTTCTACAAGTGCAGTTAGACTTTCTACCCAATCTCCATCATTCATATATTCAATGCCGTTTACATTCTTCATTGCCGCTGTGTGTATGTGTCCGCAGACAATACCGTCATAACCTTTTTCTTCACAGTATTTTGCTACGTGTTCTTCAAACTTATGTATGAAGTTTAGTGCCTGTTTTGTCTTTGCTTTTAGGAACTTGGATAGACTCCAGTAGTCCATCCCTAACCAGCCACGAATTATGTTTAGTTTAGTGTTCGTCCAGATGAGGAAATCATAGATGTTATCGCCAACAAACATTAGCCATTTGTTGTCTGTCATTATCTTGTCAAAGAAGTCACCGTGGATAACAAGATAACGCTTACCATTAACAGCATTGTATGTATAACGATTTAAGACTTTAATGCGACCAATGTCTATATTGTAAGAAACGTATGGACGAAGTGCTTCGTCGTGGTTGCCAAGTATATAATAGACTTTAGTGCCGCGCTTGGCTGCTGTAAGGATTCTGCGTATTACGTTTGCGTGGCTTTGCGGAAAGTACCAACGTTTCTTTAAACGCCAACCGTCTAGTATGTCGCCCACAAGAAATAGATTTTCACAGGTATTTGTTTTAAGGAAGGCACATAGTTCGTCTGCTTTACATCCTCTTGTGCCTAGATGGATGTCTGATATAAAAATGCTCTGGTAATGAACCATACTGCTAATCCTTCTGCTCTCGTATTTATGAGCAGAAAGATAACAGTAAAATGAAAAAAGTTGTTGACAAGTTGGCAGAAATGTTATATGATAATGCTAATAAAACTTTGATTGAAAAGGAGAAATAATGTCTAATTTTTTTAAAGATATGGTAAAGGAACTCAACGATGAAAACACACATCTTTTATCCGATGGTGGTAATTCTTCTGAGTTTTCTGGGTGGGTTGATACTGGGTGTTTCATTCTTAATGCTCTTATCAGTGGCAGTCTTTACGGCGGTGTGTCAAATAACAAAATCACTGCTCTCGCTGGTGAAGAAGCAACGGGAAAGACTTTCTTTGCATTAGGAATGGTCAATAACTTTTTACAACAAAACGATCATGGTGGCGTTATCTATTATGATACTGAAGCAGCAGTAACACAGGAAATGATGTCTACTCGTGGTATTGACATTCATCGTATTGTTGTATCTGAACCACAAACAATTCAGCAGTTTCGACATAATGCGTTACAAGTTTTAGAAAGATACACAGAACACAAAAATAATAGACCACCAATGATGATGGTTCTTGATTCTCTCGGTCAATTATCTACAACAAAAGAAATGGAAGATAGTACCGAGGGTAAAGAAACTCGGGATATGACCAAGGCGCAAGTAATTAAGGCTGCGTTTCGTACTCTAGGTCTACGTTTATCTAAAGCGCAGGTTCCGATGGTTATTACAAACCATACATATGATGCAGTTGGTTCTTATATACCAACGAAAGTAATGTCTGGCGGTTCTGGTCTAAAGTATACCGCTTCTACAATTCTTTTTCTTTCAAAGAAAAGAGATAAAGATACTGAAAAGGATGAGGGTAATCTAATCAAAGTTAGCACACAAAAGTCACGTTTTACCAAGCCAAATAAGACGATTGAAGTACGTCTAAACTATACGACTGGTTTGGATCGTTATTATGGTCTTCTTGACCTTGCCGAGAAGTACGATGTTATCAAGAAGGTATCAACTCGTTATGAGTTTCCTGATGGATCTAAACATTTTGCTAAAGCAATCAACGCAGAACCGGAAAAGTTTTTTACAGAAGATGTCATGGAAAGACTAGAACAGGCTGCTGCAAAGGAATTCAAATATGGAGAAGAAAGAGAGCTCGTTGGCGGTTATGGAGAAACAGATCAGAGTGAGACGGATAGTGCCGAAGATTGATCTTGAAAAATTTTCACAGTATGACGATACTTATGAAATAGTAGATAAACTAGATGATGGTAAATCAACTGTACCTATTAGGTTGACTGACGAACGTTATAATGGTACAATCATTAGATACAATACAATATCTGTAAAAGAAATCGATGAAAAAGACGAAGCAACTTTGAAATTTGATTTTGATTTCGTAAAAAATCCACACGAATTGACTGAAAATAATATTCATTTCAATGATCATATTGGTGGAATTCTAGTACATATTATCATCACTGCTTTGAATGAAAAGGAAGAAAATGAGGCTGGAAACACAGATACTGAGTCATCTCATTCACAACGAGAATTATTCGAGGAAAGTTCTTCCATTTCTTAAAGATGAGTATTTCAACGATTTCACAGAAAAAACTCTGTATCGATATATCAAGAAACACGTTGAAGAATATAACACTCTACCGACTGTAGAGATTCTTGGTATCACTCTTGACAATGACGATGTAGATGAAAATGACTTTGAGCCATGCATCAAATATCTTTCTCAACTCACAGATCGTGAGATTGATGAACAGTGGTTGACTGACAGGACAGAAGAGTTCTGTCAGGAACGTGCTATTCATAATGCTATCATGAAATCCATTCACATTATGGATGGTAAAGAGAAGGAGACAAAGGGTGCGATTCCAGAGATTCTTTCTGAAGCACTCTCTATTAGTTTTGATAATCACATTGGTCATGATTGGTTAGAAGACTTCTCTGATCGTTATGACTTCTATCATAAAATAGAAAATCGTATTGCGTTTGATCTAGACTATCTTAATAGCATCACTAAAGGTGGGCTTCCACAGAAAACTTTAACTTGTATTCTGGCTGGCACTGGTGTCGGAAAATCTCTTGCTATGTGTCACTTTGCGGCTGCTAATTTAATGGATAATCGTAAGGTTCTCTATATCACAATGGAGATGGCAGAAGAACGGATTGCTGAACGCATCGATGCTAACCTCCTAGATGTTCCATTGAAAGAACTAGAAGAACTACCTAAAGCAGCATATATGAAGAAGGTTGATAGAGTTAGAGATAAGACAGAAGGTAGATTGATTATCAAAGAATATCCTACTGCCACTGCTGGTGTCGGGCATTTTAGACATCTACTGAATGAACTTCGTTTGAAAAGAAACTTTGTTCCAGATATCGTGTATGTTGATTATCTCAATATCTGTGCTTCTATGCGATTGAGGTATGGTGCTAATGTCAACAGTTACACTTACATTAAAGCAATCGCTGAAGAGATGAGAGGATTAGCTGTTGAGAAAAATATTCCAATCGTCACAGCGACTCAAACTACACGGTCTGGTTACACAAACTCTGATCCTGGGCTTGAAGATACATCTGAGTCTTTTGGTCTACCTGCTACTGTAGATTTGATGTTTGCTTTGGTCACTAGTGAAGAGTTAGAAAATCTCAATCAGATTATGGTCAAACAGTTGAAGAATCGTTTTAACGACCCAACCGATAAAAAAAGATTCGTCGTGGGGGTTGACAGAGGTAAGATGAGATTATATGATGTAGAACAATCAGCACAGGAGGAAATGGTTGATGATCGACCTATAATGGATAATACTGACTTTGGTGATAGATACGAAAACGATTTTAAGAAAAAATTCGCAACATTGAGGTGAGAGAGATGTATATTTTTGAGGGTTATCCTGTAGAAGACGATAAAGAACCACAATATGGAATTCGTGAATTCGATGGGATCTTGGGTGAAGACAAAATTATTGCTTATGGAACTGATGAGAACAAATTAAAGAGGGTGTTTCGAAATTTGAAACGAGGTGGTGGATTCGAAACTATGACACCAGAATTTTTCAAAACCGTGAATTTTTTTGTTGACAAAAAATAAAATCTTTGGTATTATATAAACATGATGAACGAGGGAGTCAGTCAGATGTTTCGTATCGATCAGACCACCGTCCAAGCACATTTTGCCATGTTGAATGCCATGCATTTTGATGGTGAATTGCACGTAGACGAGTTCTGGATTGATGAATCAGACGACGATTTCTGTGGCGTAGATGAAGTGGATGGTGAGATTGTCATTGGCATGTGTAAGGAATACGACGATGAGCATCAGTTCATTTGTCTCCTTGCTCATGAAATGACTCATGTCTGGCAGATCCAGAATGGATACGATGGTGGACATGATGGTGAGTTTCTGACCGTTGCGAAACGATTGGAAAAGAGTGATATATATATCTAAAGGAGATCGAGAATGTACGAAGATATTCTCAAAGCACTAAGGGAGTCACTTCTTCGTGGTGGAGATGACTTCGATATCGTAGAACGGGCATCGATTCGTTCTATGTCTCCTCGTATTAAGGTCAAGGAAATCTATGACCGTATGGTATATGAGGATAAGAAACGAGGGGCATCGTAAACACTATCGATAGTCTCGGAAATGCCCAGCTAGTTTCATCGCTCTAGCTGGGCATTTTTTTTGAAAACCGTACATTTTTCCCTTGACAAAAATATCAAACTTTGTTATGATATAAACATGATGAACGAAGGAGTGAATGACATGACTAAGAACGAGATCAAGACTGCTCTCCGTGGGTATCTCGACCACATCGTAGATGATTACGAAATCTGGCAGAATGTTGGTCGAAACGGTAGGACCGAAATACAGGCTAAGATGCTTGAAGATTTCATCCGCGGCCTAGACTTCAAGATGGGTAAGAAGTATGTAAAGGTTGTCGAGAAGGGAAGTGTCCACAGTTTCATCGTAAACTCTTACGATGATCCAAAATTCAAATTTGGAGACATTCTCAAGGCGGCTAGTTATAGTGCACCGGCTAAGAATTTTGCTCGTGGAAATATCTTCGAAGGAAAGTTTGATAGGATTTCTTGGACGGGGGCGTCGTAATTTTTCTCTTGACAAAAATGTTCTGATAACATATAATGTATATGTAAGTTGAGAAAAGGAGAGAAAACATGGCGTTTGTAAGTCAAGAAAAGAAAAAAGAACTGGCCCCTGTTATCAAGGTGGTCTTAAAGAAATACGGTGTGAAGGGAACTATTGCGGTTCGTCATCACAACAGTCTTGTTGTGAACATCAAAAGTGGTGTTCTAGACTTTTTGGGTGCTGCTCAGAAACACGTTGATTTGGAAAACGAAAAACGTGGGTTCAACTATGGTGGTGATGTTGGTAACTATCTTCAAGTGAACGAACACTATGCCGCAGAATGGGCACGTCAAGTCGGTGAAGACAAGATTGCTGACTTCTACGATGAACTAGTTGCTGCGATGAAAGGTAAAGGTTGGTATAACAACAGTGACTCAATGACTGACTGGTTTGACATTGCTTATTACATTGATATCAACGTTGGACAGTGGGACAAAGGTTATGAACTTGTTGCTTAAATTGATATGATATAAACATGATGAAAGAAGGAGTGAATGAAATGTCTCTAGTAGGTCATAGTATCGGTGAATTGACCAGTGTCAAGTTTTCTGAAATGCGGAAGACTCGGATTGGCGAATCTGGCGCTAAGTATGTTGTCTGGTTTGAGTTGGCTGAGACTGGTAATCTGGTTGAGTTGGATACCGACTCGGTGGAACATTCCAAGACTCTGATTGATGTTTGGTTGGGTAACGATACTGATATGCGGTTTCTTACTGCTTCGTATCGGAAGGTCAAGACTGATGGTAGTCTTGGAAAGTGTGAAGAGATTATCGACAAGGATTTCGATTATCTCGATCTGGATTTGTGAGGATGAGATGCATAACTACATCGCGAAAGATTTACGGACTCCAAAGTACCGTAAACGTGTAGTGTCTTCCAAAAAACACTACAGCCGTAAACTCAAACATAAAGGTGAGTTATCATGAACTCAATTGTGTCGTTTGTAGTAGGTTGTATCGTTGGATACGTTGTAGCGACTAATCCTGAAATAGCAAATCACGCTGGTGATTTGCTTCAATCTGCTGGAACTCTAGTGAAGGGAAATACCCAATGAAGTACGTAGTGAAGTTGAAGTACAATGGAACTGACAATCGTATCTTTGACAATCCGAAGGATGCAGTTGATTGTTATCAGAAGCATTTGAAGGATCTTGATATGCCCTCTTTGTGGGGTAGTCTTGAAAGCAAGATTGAAGAGATGCAATGGATCGAAAAGTTGCAAATCATTGAAAATAAGTGTTGACAAAAATACCAACCTTTGTTATGATAACTATACTGAATGAAACGAGCTAACAAGGAGATACATCATGGCTCATATGGTTGAAACGATGGCTTACGCTGGTGAAGTTCCGTGGCATGGTCTGGGTAAGAAGGTTCTTCCCGACCTGACTCCAGAACAAATGCTTTACGAAGCTGGTCTTGACTGGACCGTAGAGAAGATTCCGGCGTTTGCTGAAGTCAATGGCGAAAAGGTCGCTGTTGGTAAGTCTGCTCTGGTTCGTTCCAGTGACAACAAGATTCTCGATGTCGTTGGTGACGATTGGTGTGAGACTCAGAACGCTGAAGCGTTTGGTTTCTTCGCCGACTTCGTTAGTGAAGGTAACATGGAGATGCATACTGCTGGTTCACTTCGTGGTGGTCAGATGGTGTGGGCTCTTGCTAAGGTAAAGGATGAGTCGTTTGAACTGTTTGGTAAGGATCGTGTTGATTCTTATCTGCTGTTCTCTAACCCTCATATGTATGGTAAGAGCATTGATGTTCGGTTCACTCCGATTCGAGTGGTTTGTAACAACACTCTGACACTTTCTCTTAGTGAGGGTAGTAAAAATGGTGTCAAGGTTTCCCATCGGACTCAGTTCAACGCTGAAGAGGTTAAGGAAACGATGGGTATCGCCTCGTTCAAGTTGACCGAGTATAAGAAGCAAGCTGAGTTTATCGCTTCGAAACGGTTCACTGAAGAGTCAAAGGTAGAATATCTTGAGCGTCTGTTTCCTGTTCTTGGTGAAGCCAAGCGTAAGGAACGGTCGAAGTCTGCTACCGCAGTCCTAGACATCCTTGACACTCAGCCTGGTGCTGAGATGGGTGAAGGAACGTTCTGGCAGTTGTACAACGGTGTTACCTACCATGTTGACCATCAGATGGGTCGTAACTCGGACAATCGGATGAACTCCGCTTGGTTCGGTGGTGGTGTCAAGAAGAAGCAAGAGGCTCTCGCCCTTGCTGTCGAGATGGCATGAGTAACGGGTTTTCAGAGGGAGAGTTCTATCGGACTCTCCCCCAACTCGTCACTGTAAGAGAGTCTGAAGACTCTATCATGGTCAAGTGGAATGATGGATCACAGAATATCTTTGAAAAGAACTCAGAGAAACATGAATGGTTTCGTAGACTGTTCATCAAAAACAAGGAGTATAGAGCATGATTGCAGCAGATTTTCATATGATGGGTAATCTAGAACGAATGGTTCTAGAAGATATGCATCAGTGGCTCGCTAAGGATGGAAAGGTATTGGTGTTTGATGACGTTGAGTCGGTGAAAACAAATAGAACTGTGCCTTATAAGAAGGCAGTAGAATTATATTGGAAGGAGAAGATCTAATGAAAAAGTTAGAAATTGAAGTGGAAACAATTAATGCAGTTTTACAGTATCTTGGAAACCGACCATACAATGAAGTTAATCAATTAATTCAAAAGTTGTTTAACGAGGCACAGGGACAACTTTCTATGTCTGATAATTCGAATCAACTAGAGACTGATGAGAGTGAGAATGAGCGATCGTGACCTAAAGTTTCTGAACAACTTGTTCATTATGGCTAGGGATCTAGATGCAACGGGAGGCAGTCGTTTGGCTGCCTCTCTTGTTTATAAGAACAAAATTATCTCTTATGGTATGAATATGTACAAGTCCCACACGTTTCAAGCAAATCATGCTAAGAACGATGAAGCGATCTATTGGCACGCTGAAACGAATGCTGTATATAATGGTTTGAAGGCGGTTGGTAGTGATTTAGATCCTACAAAGAAAGAATTGGCTGGAATGACTCTTTATGTTGCAAGAGCAAAGCGTCCATCTGGTAATAGTGAAGGATGGATTTGGGGTAATAGTAAGCCTTGCATTGGTTGTATGTCTTGTCTTTATAAATATGGTATAAAGCGAATTGTCTATTCAATGGACGAAACAGGACACTACGGGGTTATCAATGATTAGATTTAAGCAGTTTCTAGACCTACAAGAAGCAGGACAATCTGCTGAGAGACAAGAAAACGCATTTGTAGAATTAATAAATACGTCTTTCAAACAAAATAATGAAAAACCTTTTGATTTAATAACAAAAGAAGATACTGTTAAAAATGTCATAAAAGCGGAAAAGTTTTCTGGTAGACAAAGATCTGGTTCAGAACCTTATACGGATGTAAAGGTATATACTTCTTCAGGAGTGTTAAATTTTTCTATGAAAGGTCCTTCAGCACCATCTTTAGCGGGAGGTGGTCTTCGAGGAATTGAAGAAATTATTCCTGGTATTGGAGCTAGATTTTTTAGAGCGGCTTATGATAATCATAAGAAAAAAGGTTTAAAAGTTGGTGATAAGGTTCCTGATACTTTTGCTAAGTTAAACGACAAAGATAAGAAATTACTTGTTATAGGTAATGAAGCTATGGGAGGTCCTATAGACTATATGTATATAGGTCCTATGGATGTTAAAGGTTCCTTTAAAAATGGCAAATTAACAATAAACGGAAAAGCAATAGAGGCTAACAAATACTCTGAAAGTAAAGATTTATTCTTTAGATTGAGGGCAAGACGCGTGGATCAAATGTTTGATCCAGAAGCCTCTGACAAAAATGGGATACCTAAAATTTATGGTAAATCTCCTTCAAAAGGAGATTCTGCTGGTAGACTTGTAGTTACTGATAAACCTACTAAATCTAGAGATATGATTGTTTTTTAAATGATTAATTTTAAACAATATCTAACAGAATCCAAAGAGGGCAAAAATGTTCACTTGGAGCATATCGAAGATCTCGTCTTTAATGAAGGGGTTACTGGAACACGTCGAGCTATTCTTTTTCTCCGTAGCGTTCGTGATATGCTTAGTGGTTCCTCTTCTAAATCTATTAACATTACAACTAAGTGGGATGGAGCTCCTGCCATTTTTGCAGGTGTGGATCCAGAAGATGGTAAGTTCTTTGTAGCGAAAAAAGGTCTATTCAATATCAATCCGCAGATGTTTAAGTCTGTTGACGATATCAAGAAAGAAGGCATGTCTGCTGAACTTACCAGTAAGTTCGTTGTCGCCTTTACAGAATTCTCCAAGTTAGGTATCAAGTCTGGTGTCTATCAAGGCGATTTGATGTTTACCAGTGAAGACCTATCAAAAGAAAAGATTGAAGGTCAAGACTATCTTACATTCCAACCAAACACTATCGTCTATGCAGTTCCTATGGGCACTCCTCTAGCAAAGACAATTCGTAGAGCAAAGATTGGTATTGTCTGGCATACTACATATACTGGCAAGACAATCCAGAGTATGAAATCTTCTTTTGGTAAAGGTATTGTCAATAAGATGAAATCTGTGCCTTCAGTGTGGATGGACGATGCTACATATAAAGACGTATCTGGTACCGCCACTTTCACAGAGACAGAGACAAAACAACTGACCAGTATTCTATCTCAGGCTGGTAAATTATTCCAAAAATTACCAGCGGCTGCACTAAACGATATTGCTGGAGAGGACGAGTTTCTAATTCGTCTCAAAGCATTCAATAACTCCAAGGTACGTGCTGGCAAATCTATTGTTAGTTCTCGGGCTCATGTAAACGAATTAGTAAAATATTTTAGAGAATACTATGAGAAAGAAGCATCAAAGAAAAAGTCACCAAAAGGTCAACAAGATCAATTGGAAAAGATGAAAAAGTTGATGATTTATTTTGACAACCATCAAAAAAATCTGTATACTATCTATGATGTTGTGATTCTTCTGACAAAGGCAAAGGAAATGGTTGTCAATAAACTGAATCAAACAAGTTCACTGGCAACATTTTTACGAACATCCACAGGATTTAAAGTGACCAATCAAGAAGGTTATGTTGCAATTGATCGATTAGAAGGTGGTGCCGTGAAACTTGTAGATCGTATGGAGTTTAGTAGAGCAAACTTTTCAGCGGATGTGATAAAAGGATGGCAGAAGTAAACAATAGAGGATACACAGAAAGAGAATAGTTTCGTATTGTAGGTTGGGGTTCAGTACCGGAGGAGTATAAGTATGTACCCAGTTCAGATAACAGAGTCAGCGAAGACGTATCTGACGAACATGAAAAAGACACACAATAAAAAGTACATTCATTTATCGGTAGACAGCGGCGGTTGTAGTGGGTTTCAATACAAATGGGACTTCGCTGATACTGTAGAAGAAGGCGTGTTGATAGATGACATTATTGTACTTGACAATCTGGCTGAGTTTTACGTTATTGGTTCTACTGTAGATTATGTAACAGAACTCGGTGGTTCTTATCTAAAGGTGGTCAATCCGAATAGTAAAGCCCAGTGTGGATGTGGAGAAAGTTTCAACGTCTGATTTTTATAAATATGTTCAGGTAAGTCTAAGGAAAACCCTGGAGATAAAATGAGTAAGACAGTTTTCGCTTTTGGGCGCATGAATCCCCCAACAATCGGACATGAAAAACTTGCTGATAAAGTTTACAGCGAGGCTAAACGTCGTGGGGCGATGCCACATATATTTCTTAGCCACACACAGAACGCTAAGAAAGATCCTCTTCCATACAATACGAAAATTGATATTGCCAAGAAGTCGTTTGGCAAAGCCGTCACTAAGTCTTCTGCCAAGACTAT